CTACCCCAGAAACAAAAGTAGAGACTTCTAACGGTGACGAAGAGCTCGACAGTTATAGTAAAGGGGTTCAGTCTAGAATTAAAAAACTGACTGAAAAGTATCGCAAAGAAGAGCGAGATAAATCTGAAGCTGTTCGTTTATCACAAGAATTGATTAACGAAAATAAACAGCTAAAGACCCGAATGCAGGCTTTAGACACTGGGTATTTATCTGAGTTTGGCACTCGTCTGCAGGCGCAGACTGAAGAGATTAAACGAATCTACAAAGAAGCCTACGAAAATGGTGACACCGACAAGATGGTGGAAGCGCAGCAGGCTTTAGCTCAAGTTACTAATGAGCAGGCTCGATACAACACCGCTAAGTCTCGGCAAGAGCAGCAAGCTAAGACTCAGGTAGAAGCGGCAGAGCAACCACAGCAGCAGCAGGGCCCACCACAAACACAGGTACAGAGGCCAAAACCTGATCCCCAAGCCGAGCAATGGGCTGGTCGAAATAAATGGTTTGGTGAAGATCGGGTAATGACTGCAGCAGCGTTTGCTATTCACGCACAACTTACAAATGAAGAAGGGTTTGACTCAGACTCTTCAGAATACTATACTGAGGTTGATAAACGCATCAGGTCGGAATTTCCACACAAGTTCCAACCCGCGAAAAGATCGGGAGGAGGTAGTCAGGTCGCATCCGCTGGCAACTCCGCATCCCGCAGTACTAAACCGGGGCGCAGGACGGTCAAGTTAACGCACTCACAAGTTGCGATTGCTAAAAAGCTAGGCGTACCTCTTGAAGAATACGCTAAATTTGTGAAGGATTGATAAAATGACTGACAACCGAACACCGCGAAAAAACGCAACTCGAGAAACAGAAACTCGCAGAAAACCTTGGGCTCCGCCCAGCCGCCTTGCTGCACCTGACGCCCCAGAGGGCTATGTGCATCGTTGGATTCGTACCGCAATGCGTGGTGAAGACGATAAGATGAACGTCAACACTAAACTACGCGAAGGATGGGAACCTGTTCGTAAGGACGAGTATCCAGACTACGAAGCCCCCACAATTGACGAAGGTCGTTTTGAGGGAATCATCGGGCAAGGGGGACTTATGTTGTGTCGCATACCTGTCGAAACCGCCAAAGAAAGATCCGAGTATTACGGGACCCGGACCCGCGAACAAATGGTATCAGTCGATCAGGATTTAATGAAGGACCAACATCCTTCTATGCCGATAACTAATAATCGGCAAAGTCGTGTATCCTTCGGAGGCTCACGAAGAGACTCCGAGTAATTTTTGAGGTGCTATTATGGCAAATTCTAACGGAGCTTTTGGGCTACGTCCCATTGGTAAGATTGGTCAATCGACCAATTCTACTGGTATGACAGAGTATCGAATTGCATCCGACAACAGTAACCCAATCTTCCAAGGCATGGCGGTTATTCCGTTGGCTGCGGGTGTTATTGACGATCTACAAGCTGCGGCTGGTGGTAACGTCTCTATTTTGGGTGTGTTTGGCGGTTGTGAGTACGTTTCTTCGACTACTGGTGCAACAATCTTTTCTAACCAATGGCCTGGATCTGGCGCGGACTCTACATTCCCCGTCAAAGCGTTCGTCTATGACGATCCAAATCAGTTGTTCACAGTCGCTACGTCCAACGTAGTTGCTGCGGCTAACACTGAAGCTGAAATTCGTGCGGCTGTGTTTGCAAACATTGCGTTTGCAACAGGCAATTCGGGTTCAACCGCTACTGGTATTTCTTCTGCAACTGCGGATTTGAATACTATCGCTACGACCAACACGTTGGCGTTACGGATTATGGGCGTCCAAGATGACCCCGATAATTCTGACTTCACCGCTGCGGGTATCCCATTAATCGTTCGTATAAACAACCACTTCAATGCGCCTACGGGTTCTATTGCGGCTGGTACTGTTTCTACAACTGGCGTATAAGGAGGTCTAAAAAATGGCTATTTCACGCGCACAACTAGCGAAAGAGCTAGAACCGGGCCTCAACGCGCTGTTTGGTATGGAGTACAATCGTTACGAAAACCAACACGCTGAGATCTTCACAACTGAATCATCGGATCGTGCATTCGAAGAAGAAGTTATGTTGGCCGGGTTTGGCGCAGCACCTACTAAGTCAGAAGGTTCTGCGATTAACTTTGACGATGCTAACGAAGCATACACCGCTCGTTACAACCACGAAACCGTTGCGCTTGCGTTCTCTATTACTGAGGAAGCAATCGAGGACAACTTGTATGACCGCCTCGGCAGTCGTTACACGAAAGCCCTCGCTCGTTCAATGGCTCACTCTAAGCAGGTTAAAGCTGCCGCTGTGCTGAACAATGCGTTCACTGCGGGTGCTTCTGCTGGCGGTGACGGTGTTGCACTTTGTGCTACGGATCACCCGCTTACAAACGGTGGGACTTTTGCCAACGAACCATCAACTCCTGCGGATTTGAATGAAACATCTCTTGAAGATGCTTTGATCAACATCGCTGGTTATGTTGACGAACGCGGTTTGAAGGTTGCTCTTCGTGGCATGAAGTTGATGATTCCTCGTCAATTGCAATTCGTTGCAGAACGTTTGATGGTTTCCAACTTGCGTGTTGGCACATCAGACAACGATACGAACGCTATTCGATCAATGGGCATGTTGCCTGATGGATACTCCGTCAACGACTTCTTCACTGATCCAGATGCGTTCTTCATCAAAACTGATGCGCCTCGTGGCTTTGTTCACTTTGAGCGGACTCCGCTTTCCACTAACATGGAAGCTGATTTCGACACGGGTAACATGCGCTTCAAAGCACGGGAACGTTACAGCTTCGGCTTCAGCGATCCACGTTGTATCTTTGGCTCCCCTGGAGCCTAAGACTCTCTCCTTCCAAGAGGGACAAGGGGCAACTTCGGTTGCCCCTTTCTTTTTGTTTTCAAACCGTGTACAATTAAGCATCCCTGACAGTCGTGCTTTGCGGCTGACTTTAACCCCGACAGGAGATTCTCATGGGTAATTCTACTTTCAGCGGACCAGTGCGTTCGCAAGACGGTTTTCAAGCTATTACAACCGACGCTACAACTGGCGTAGACACTACTAATTCTACATACGGAACCAACGCCACTATCGGCGGCAACCTTACGGTAGCGGGCTCTGTGTTCTCAGGCGGAATGCCCACATTAGGCGGTCTTACGGTAACAGCTAAAGCCACTGGCGCAACCATTTCCTATGTTGCTGGAATTAACGTCAACCCGTTCACGGGCGCAGCACAGCAGGTCACTACTCTCCCCGCCGCAACAGTCGGCGTTGTGTGTATACACGCTCAGTCAGTAGACACTACTGGCGGAACAGCGTTCTTGAGTTTTGATTGCGCGGGCAGTGATGCTTATGAAACAGGCAGCATTATAGAAAGCCGTGGAAGCAGTGCCGTTACGTTTGACGCATCTACTGCCGGAGAAACTCTTTTGAAGTTTACTCCTGCTAACGCAGCCACGAACTTGATGAGCATTGGTTCTTACATCTACTTCACTTGCACAACAGTAGGTCTGTGGAACGTGTCTTATAACTTCCAGCATCTCGGCGCAGGTACTACTGGTGCGTTTGCTTTTGCAGCCTAATGTTTAATTTGGCGGGGTTAACGCCCCGCCTTCATTTATAGGAGGCCAAAATGGCAGGATCAGACGTAACCCCAGTCATCATCAGCGATGAGGTGGCTTTAGATGCGGACGGAATTTCAGTAGCCACTTCCGTTGGAAACAACGCGGCTCTAGTAATTGGCGGGGCTTTAGCTTCTGGCGGCAGCGTTACAAACGCTTCTGGTAGACAGGTGACTATTTTATCTGCTGGGAATGATAGCAGTAAATCTTTTAATATAGTTGGCACAGATGTAAATGGTGCGGCTCTTACCGAAAACCTTACGGGGGCTAATGCTGGAACAGCAACTAGTACCGGATATTTTAAAACAATTGCAAGCATAACCGCAGTTGGCAATCCCGCAGGAAACGTGTCTGCGGGCATTAATGCCAATGCCGCAGATGTAATTTTTGCGGGCCGCACTCGTTTGCAGGGGTTTTCTTTTTATTCTGGCGGGACCGCTGGAATAGCTAACCTGCGAAACGGCGGTGTTACAGGCACAGAACTAATTCAGTTTCGTTCGATTGGAACTGACAACGCCTCTGACGACCCGTTTATGCCGGATGAGGGTGTTCTGTTTAAAGACGGTTGCTTTGTTACATTCGTTGTTCCTCAATTTGATTTGATGATGTTCTACCACGCATAAACTTTAGGGCGGTTTGACATGGCTAAAATCGACAAGTCTAAGATGAAGTGTAACAAGCCGAAACGCCAAATATCCGGCGGCAAAAAGTCTGTTGTTAAGGCTTGCGACAAGGGAAAAGAAAAGATTGTTCGGTTTGGCGATGCCAACATGACAATTAAGAAGTCTAACCCCGAGCGCAGAAAGTCGTTTCGTGCAAGACATGGTTGTGACAAAGGCACCTTGGATAAACTAAAGGCCAAATACTGGTCTTGTAAGGCGTGGTGACAGCATGAAATTAGATCTGCAAAGTATTGTTTTAGCCTTGTCTCTCGGTTTGTTGGGTTGGGCGTCTTTGCAGGTTTACCAGATGAACGCTAGTATTGGGTTGATTTCGTACAAAGTAGACGAGAACTACAATATGATAAAACCTATGTGGCAGGATTTCTTGATACGGAGTGCGCTAAATGATCAGTCGGGGCCAGATGAGTTTTCAAGTTTCCACACCTCCAGAAAGGACAAGTAATGGCAAAAAAGAAAAAGCTCGACGCTTGCGCCAAAAAGGTAAAGGCGCGGTACAAGGTGTGGCCCAGCGCATACGCAAGCGGAGCGGTAGCCAAGTGTCGAAAAGTGGGGGCCGCAAACTGGGGAAACTCTACTAAGAAGGCTGCTACAGGTGGTATCATTTCGGCTATAGACAAACCCAAACGTCCTGCTCGTAATTACAGAGGTGGCGGTGTTATCGCTGCGGGTTGCGGTCAAGTAGACGAACCTCGCCGCAAGGTTACAAGGACGTACTGATGGCTAAAAAGAAAAACTCTTTGCAAGAATGGTTTGGTCAGAACGATGGTAAAGGATGGGTTGACTGTAAAACAGGCAAGCCTTGTGGTCGCCAGAAGGGCGAGAAGCGAAAAGGTTATCCAGCGTGTAGACCAACTATGTCTCAGTGTACTTCGGCGTCTAAAAAGAAAAAGTCTTCTAAGCGTATAAATTGGAAAGCAAATGGCGGATTAGTCCGAATCTTTTAAAGGAGAGATAAAATGAAAATGAAGAAAAAAGGTTACAAGGCTGGCGGCAAAGTCAAAGGCATGAAAGCTGGCGGCAAAGTCAAAGGCATGAAAGCTGGGGGCAAAGTCAAAGGTATGAAGGCTGGTGGCAAAGTCAAAGGCATGAAGGCTGGCGGCAAAGTCAAAGGTATGAGGGCTGGTGGTCAAGTCAAA